CACGGCGGCGAAGTCTTCAACAACACCCAAAGCGCGATTGCGGCGGCGGACGCTGGGCAGACGAGCGGGTTCTGGGATGACCTGGGGGACTTCTAGCTTCTAGCCCACCACGACGGCCCTTCGGGGCAGGGCTACCGCCGCCCGCAAGGGTCGAGATGTCGACGGAGCACCCCGCAAGGGCTTTCCGTCGGCGGCTGGTTCGTCGTCCGAGTGCTTACGTTCCACTTGCCGCACCAATCGCACGCAGAAGGTGACAACGAATGATTCCGTCCGTAGGTCGCATCGTCCACTACCGTCTTCCCGCCGACGCCAAGCGAGCCGGAGAGATCCGGCCCGCCATCATCGTGAGAGTCAACGGCGACCCTTCTGCGCCTCTGACTTCGTGCAACCTCTACGTCCTGTTCGATGGACCGAACGACGCGGAGATCGAAGATGTCGACATCGTGGAGCACCAGCTTTCTTCGGATGAGGTCGGCGACTTCGCAACGGCACTGATAATAAATACTTCGTGGGTCGGGTCCGTGTGCCAGGGCACCGAGCCAGGCCAGTGGAGCGCGCCGCCGTTCGTCTCTCAGCTTTCTTAGAGCTCGCCCACCCAAGCGTGGAAGGAGTTTCGGGGCCGTCGCAAGGCGGCCCCTGTCTCGCAGGGTAGGGCAGCGGTTAGCCCATCAGGCTCATAACCTGACTTCGGTCGGTTCGACTCCGACCTCTGCGACCGGAACAACGACGCGGAAAAGGCAGTGCACGGCCATCACGGCCGACCTGTGCCTGTCATGGGCCTTGCTCACCGTGTACCTCGTCGTCGTTCCAAGTCTCAACCAGGAGGCCCTCCCATGTTCTCCGTCTCCATCAACACGGCGGAGCTCGTCCAGGCGTGGGTAGGCGTTCGCGCGGCGGTGCGTGCTGGCGTTCGTCGCGGTGTCTCCCAGGGCGTCCAAGAGGGCGCTCAGGAGGCCCGCTCGCAGCACGCCTTCACCAACCGCACCGGCACGCTGGAGAAGTCGATTGAGGGCCGCCTGACGGGCAACAGGACGAGTGTCGGCGCAGCGCGAGGATCGAACAACCGAATCCCGACCGACCTGACCAGCCTTGGCGGTGACCTCGACGGCGCCCAGTTCGGCGAAATCAAGGCCTCCGCGGCCTACGCCTCGTTCGTCGAGAACGGCACCAAGCCGCACATGATCTTCCCGAAGCGCGTCTCCGCGCTCTCGTGGATCCCCATGGAAGGCGGGCCTCGACGCTTCGCCAAGTGGGTCAAGCACCCTGGAACGAAGCCGTACCCGTACATGTCGCTCGCCTACCTGAAGTGCGAGCGCGTGATGATCCGCGAGATTCAGCGAGGCGTAGCGGACGCCCAAGCCATCCTCGACCGCTGAGGTCTCCATGTCCGACCGCGAAGGCCTCCTCACTCTGCCGATGGTTGAGGCGGGAGACCCTGCCTCGTCCGCCGTCGGCGACCCGCTACTTGACGTCCTCGGCGCGTTCCTCATGGCCTCGGTCAATGCGGACACGAAGGCTGGATGGTCCGTCGTCACGCCGAGGCCGACGCCTCCGCACACCACGTCCGTCCCGATCTCGCGCGTCTTCACGCACAATCCGGACAAGTCCTCGTTCACGTCGTCGCAACTCCCCGCGCTCTTCCTCTGGCGAGCGTCGTGGCCGAAGCTGACGCCGTTCTCCCAAGACTGGAAGGCCCAGGTCTCCCAGGTCTCGGCGCTCTGGTGTCCTGCGCAGGAGTCCTTCGACAAGGACGCGATGCGCGACCCGATGCGGAATGCGATCGCCAAGTCGATCCACCGCAACATCGAACGCGGACGACATCCGGCGTGGAAGGTGGTTGGAGACACCGACCCGAAGGCTGAGGACTACGGCTCCTTCCTCCTGAACCAACTGAACGTCGCCAAGATTCAGGTGACGTCGCTCTCTCACGTCCCGCTGAGCATCACGAAGGGTGACCGCGAGTTCCCGTACGACGCGCTCCTCGCGAGCATTGAGGTCACGGAGCTCCTCGTCCCGCTCCTGGACGACTACTACGCCGACACCGGCCTGAATGGCGCGGTCACGCTGGGCGAGTCTCCGCTCACCTACCTGTCCTTCGAGTTCAAGCCGACAGTCTCGGCGGTATCGCCGTCGACCGGCACTCTCTCAGGCGGGACGACCATCACGGTCCGAGGTGCCCAGTTCTTCGAGGACGACAACCTCGACCCGCTGAACGTCCACGTGGGCGATGTCGCGTGCACGAACGTCGTCCTGGTGGACGGCAACACGATTACCGCCACGACGCCCGCAGGCGCGGCCGGGGCGCAGACGGTGAAGGTGACGCTGCCCAACGGCACGTCGGCCTCGCTCGCTAGCGCGTTCACCTACGTGTGACGCGCCTCCAATCACACCGAAGAGGCCACATGAAAATTGCGAAGGTCGTCGCGAACCCGTACGCGGCGCTCGCCATCGAACCGTCGAGTGACGGCGAGTCGAAGGTCGGCATCCCCCAGGGCGTCACCGCGCTCCCCGCTTCCCGCGGAATCTGGATGGGCGCCCGCCTGGACCCGATGAAGTCCGAGCGAACCGGCAAAAATCACTTCTACTTCCAGCCCGACAAGCAGTCGCCGGAATTGCCCCGCATCGTCGAGATCGACGTCTCCGACGCAAACGTCCGCGGGCACATCGCCAATGCGATCCTCGACGGCTCGCTCATTGCCGCCGACGCGAAGACCGCGAGCCTCGTGGGCATCGTCGGTAAGGAGTTCCTCTCCGTCGCCGATTGCCTGAAGGCCGAGAAGGCCAAGTCGCTCGACAACCTCAAAGCCTCCTACGGCGATGCGTGCTCGCTCGAGAGCATCCCGTTCGCGGAGGAGAAGGCTGCGGAAGACGATGGCCGTCCGGTCGCTCCCGCTCGCGTGAAGGGCCAACGGCTCGCCGCGAATCTCACCCTCCAATCCGACGAAGGGAAGTGATCCATGGGTATCGGTGACACCGGCATTTCCTCGTCCTACAAGGTCCCGCGCTACATCGCGAAGATCATCTTCGGCGCTGGCGCCGTCTCCGCTGGAAGCGGCCGTCTGAAGTGCCTCCTCGTGGGCATGAAGACCGCGGCCGGCTCCATGGTCGCAGACCAGGACATCGTCCGCATCACGAGCGAAGACGAAGCCGACGCCTACGCCGGCGTGGGCTCTCAGCTTGCGCGCATGTGCTACAAGGCGCTCGCCATCCCGAGCCTCGAGCTCTACATCGCGGCCGTCACGGAGCCCGGTGCAGGCACGCAGGCGACGGTCACGTGCGTCCTGACCGGCACCATCTCGGCGGGCACCTTGCGCTTCCGTCTCGCTGGCAAGGCGATTGCGGTCGCGGTCTCGGCGACGATGACCCTGGACGACGTGGGCACCGCGATCGCAGCGGCCTTCACCGCTCAGACGAAGCTTCCGGCGACCTGCGCGTACAACACTGGGACCGACACGGTCACGTGGACGCAGAAGAACAAGGGCGCGAGCGGCAAGGACTGGATCCTCTACTTCGATCCCACGGACAAGCCTTCGGGCCTGACCCTGACGATCACCGGTTCGGCGACGCTGAACACCAACGGCTACCGCTTCGGCGCGGCTGGTTCGGGCACCGGCACGGAGGACGTCACCACGCTCCTCACCAAGCTGACCACCGGTCGCTACGCGCGCATCGGCGTGGCTCAGAACGACGCGAGCAACGCGGCGCTCTGGGAGACCCACGTCAACACGAAGGCCGGCCCGCTCTCGCTCAATCTCGAGCAGTTGGTCTTCGCGTCGAATGCCGCGCTGGCCACGGCTCAGTCGCTCGCCCAGACGACCCTGAACGCCTTCCGCGCGCAGGTCCTCTGGATGCGCAACAGCGAGTCGCACCCATGCGAGATCGCCGCGGTCAAGGCCGCCATCCGCGCCGTCACGGAGCAGGCTTCTCCGGTCCCGGACTACGACGGTCTCTCGCTCCCCGGCATTGCTCCGCAGGCGTTCGCGGCCGACATCCCGACCGACACCGAGCAGGACACCGCGCTTAACAACGGCCTCGTGCCGGTGACCACGGTGGGCTCGACGGCGAAGGTCGTCCGCTCCATCACGTCGTACTGCCTCAACGGTACGGCGCAGGACGAGCGCTGCCTCGACATCGGCGACGCGGTCATGACCGACTACGCGGTCATCGACTCGAAGCTCCTCTACGAGACGGAGTTCCGTCCGCAGAATCCCTACGTCGGACCGGATCCGGCAGATGGTGAAGAGCCGCCTCCCGCGGGCGTCGCCTACCCGAAGCTTTGGGTCTCGGCGCAGCAAGGTCGATTGCTCGACTACTACGCCAACGGCTGGCTGGAAGAGCGCCCTGTTGGGGCGTGGGCTCCGATGCCTGCGTTCAACAAGGCGGGTCGGTACATCCAGTGCGACACGCCGCTCGCGGTGCGCCGAGTGCAGCACCGACTCGACAACGTCGTTCGCCAGATCTTCAACACCGCCTAACCCCACTTCGGTGCGCTGAAACGCGCGCCCACTCCAAGCCCGTCGCTCGAGATCCATTGGACTCGGCGGCGGGCTTTTGCGTGCTCACTGCACAACGAAAGGGGCCCCCATGGCCGACGTCGTCGTTCGTCAGATCGCCTTCTACTGGAACAACAAGAAGGCCGCCGAGGTCAACTCGGTCGAAGTCGAATTTATTATGGGGCGCGAGGCGCTCTACGGTCAAGAAGGCATCCTGGCCTACTCCAAGGGTCAGGCGAAGATGAAGCTGACCATCGCGGAGGTCGTGCCCGTCACCGGGTCGACCACCACGAAGGACATCGAGAAG